TCCTTCATATACTTAGAAGGAAACATCTTAGAAATGATTTTTTGGATTTCTTTTTTTTCGATTTTGTCTTGATCTTTTGACTTTCTCTTTTTCTTCGGAACATATGAAGAGTCTGAACTTTCTTCCGATTCTTCATCAGAGTCTTCATCTACTTCTTCACTGCCACTTTCTTCACTAGAAGATTCCTCAGAATCATCAGTTTCCCAATCTTCAGTGTCATAAGTTCCAATAGTCTCTTCACTTTCAGAAGAGTCTTCAGACTCTGATTCTTCATGCTTTCTACGGTAATTTCTACTCGACATAATGATATTGTGCATACCATACTAAATCATTTTTTAGAATCAATTTTTTAAAAAAATATATCTTATATGGAAGAAAGAATCGCAATGTTTCAAAAAGAAATGCAAAAAAACAACATAAAAATACGAAAAAACGTCGAAACTGATTTACATCGAGATTGTAACATACAGTATTTTCAAGAACAAATGCAACGCAATAAACCAAAAATAAAGAAAAATAATCTACATAGAGAGTGTGTTCGAAAAATAATTGAACGTAACCGCTTGGTAAAAAATAGAAAAAATATGATATTTTCTTTGAAATTATGAGAGTCGATATTTATAAAAAATTGAATTTATAAATATAAATAAATAATATACTATAATATAGATATGTCACATGTTTCATCACCATCTAAAATAATTGGTATCCAGTTTAGTATTTTGTCTCCTGAAGAAATACGAAATAATTCCGTTGTGGAAATCAACAGCAGGGAAACATATACTAATAATAAACCAGTAATCGGCGGTTTGTTTGACCCTCGTATGGGTGTTTTAGAACCAGGTTCTATTTGTCCAACCGATGGTTTCACATACGTCCATACTCCAGGATATTTCGGACATATTGAATTAGCACGTCCTGTATTGTTCATTCAACATTTGAAAGAAATAATGAAAATATTGAAATGTGTTTGTTTTAAGTGTAGCAAAATATTAATAAACAAAGAAAAACACTCCTATTTATTGGATTTTAGTTCTGATAAAAGATGGGAACATGTATACAAGATTATAGATAAAACAAGTGAAAAAAGATGTGGTCAATTTACGAGTGATGGATGTGGATGCAAACAGCCAAGTAAATTGAATTTGGTAGAAATGGCTACTATTTATGCCGAATGGAAAGGTATTGGTGAAGATAAAACAAAGGTATCTTTGTTATTGACACCTGAAATGATTTTGAAAATATTCAAGCGTATTAGCGATGAAGATGTGAATTTCATGGGATTCAGTCCACTTTGGTCTCGTCCAGATTGGATGATTTGTCAAGTCCTTCCCATTGCTCCTCCATCTGTGCGTCCATCTGTAAAACAAGATGCTCAACAGCGTAGCGAAGATGATTTAACGCATATTTATAGCAATATCATACGAACCAACAAAGATTTACAAGAAAAAATAAATTCAAATGCCGCCTCGAATGTGATTGACGGTTTGACAAAGCTATTGCAGTATTTCGTGGCTATGATTGTAAATAATAAGACCAAAGGTGCGGCTCCATTAGCGCAACGTTCCGGTCGTCCTTATCAATGTATCATGGGTAGAATCAATTCGAAAGCAGGACGCATCAGGGGAAATCTAATGGGAAAGCGCGTTGATTATAGTGCTCGTTCAGTGATTACAGGCGATCCTAATTTATCGATCCGCCAATTAGGAGTTCCTATGAAGATTGCGAAAAATTTGACAAAGCCTGTAAAAGTGAATGCGCGAAACAAAGACTTCTTATTGAAATTGGTGAAAAATGGACCAGATGGTGGACCAAGAGGTGAACCTGGTGCCAAAATCATCGAACGTAAAAATGGACAAAGTATTTCATTGCGTTATGTGAAACGTGACACTATCCATTTGGAAGAAGGTGATGTTGTGCATCGTCATATGATGGACGGTGATGCAGTGCTGTTTAACAGACAGCCATCGTTGCATAGAATGTCGATGATGTGTCACATTGTGAAAATCATGAAGAAGGGTGATACATTTCGCATGAATGTTGCAGATACAAAGCCTTACAATGCCGATTTTGATGGTGATGAAATGAATATGCATATGCCTCAGAATATATTGGCCGAAACAGAATTGCGACATTTGGCGGCGATTCCATACCAAATAGTGAGTCCCGCTTCGACTTCACCGATTATCGGTATTTTCCAAGATTCTATGTTGGGATGTTTCCGTTTCTCGCGTCCAAATATAAAACTTTCGAAGCGTCATGCAATGAACTTGTTGATGAGTTGTAATAATATTAATATTTCGAGTCTATCGAAGAGCCTTGCGACTCCAACAGTTTCGAGTTTTGACATATTGTCTGAAATCACACCACCGTTGACATTGAAATATAATAACAAATTATATTCTGACGATGGAAGTGAAGACCCGAATACATCAAATAATGTATTGGAAATTCGTAATGGAAAATTCATTCGCGGTCAAATCGAAAAATCGGTAATGATGTCGGCAACAAATGGCATTTTGCATCGTATCTTTAATGACTATGGAAACATGGCCTGTTCCAATTATATTGATGATTTGCAAAATATTATTACTGAATACATGAAAACAAGTGCATTTAGTGTTGGTATTAGTGATTTGATTGCCGATAATAATACCAAAATGCGTATTAGCCAGTCTATTATTAAGCAAAAGATGGAAGTGAATAACATTATTGAAAAGGTGCACTTAGGCACATTCGAAAACAAGACGTCTCAGAAAAACAGTGCTGAATTTGAGATACAAGTAAATAAAATATTGAATAATGCCATGGAAGAAACTGGTAAAATTGCACGCGGAAGTCTGGACAAAAACAATCGTTTCCTTTTGATAGTTAATTCGGGTTCAAAGGGTAGTATTTTGAATATTACTCAAATGATTTCGGGTCTTGGACAGCAAAACGTGGACGGAAAACGTATTCCATATGGTTTCGATAGTCGAACGCTGCCGCATTATTACAAATACGATGATACTCCGAATGCAAGAGGATTTGTTGAAAATTCTTATATTTCAGGATTGTCTGCATCTGAGCTCTTCTTCCATGCTATGGGTGGTAGAGTTGGTTTGATAGATACGGCCGTTAAAACATCACAAACTGGATACATTCAACGAAGATTGATTAAAGGTTTAGAGGATTTGAAAGTTGAATACGATATGACTGTGCGAAATAACAAAGGTAAAATCGTGCAATTCGTGTATGGTGACGATTCTATCAACACTTGCCGAGTGGAAACGCATAAAGTGCGATTGGTGCATATGAGTTTGGAAGATATATACATGCATTATGATTTACCGGGTGTGCAAAACAGCGATAAAGACTTGTTGCTGATTTATTCAAAGGGTGCTTTGAAGCGCATGAAATCACAAATCGATAAAACAAAGGCAACATGTACAAATTATATTCAATATATGATCGAATCACGAGATGACATTGTTGAAAAGGTCTTTGGATTCAAGAATGACGACCGTGTCAAAATGCCTGTATCTTTTGCAAACAGTATCGCTAATATTCAAGGTCAAATGAGTTTAGGTGCTAATTCGATAGTGGATATTACTCCATTGGAAGCATTTGAAATGATTGAACAATATTTCAAAGAGCTCAGTAGTCATTATGTAAAACCAACATCTCTTTTCGAAACGCTCTATTATTTCCAATTATCACCAAAGGATTTGCTGATTAACAAGAGATTCCATAAACAAGCACTAATAATGTTGTTGGAAAATGTGGTTATGAAATACAAGTCCTCTATTGTTCATCCTGGAGAAATGGTGGGAGTTATTGCAGGTCAATCAATAGGTGAACCGACAACACAGATGACATTGAACACTTTCCATTTAGCAGGTGTGGGAAGTAAATCTAATGTAACTCGCGGTGTTCCACGTATTGAAGAGCTGTTGAGATTAACGAAAAATCCAAAGAATCCTTCATTAACAATATTCTTGAAGTCTCATGAAGAAACGGATAAAGAGAAGGCTATTAAATATTCGAATATGATTGAATTCACCAAATTCATTGATTTAGTAAAATCGATTCAAATCTACTTTGACCCCAATGATCGTAGCACGTTCATCGAAGAAGATAAGTTATTATTGGAACAATTTTACGAATTTGAGGATATAATGAATGGTGAAATGATAGACAATAGTTCCTATTCAAAATGGATTGTTCGTATTGAAGTCGACGCTGAAATATTACTCAATAAAAATATCACCATGGATGATATTCATTTTGCGATAAAAAACAGTGGTTATGGAAACAAGACCCATGTGGTATATTCGGATTATAACAATAGTAAACTCATATTCCGTATTCGTATGATGCATACCACTTCTAAGAAGAAGGCACTTGATCAATCTGACGAAATATGTATTTTGAAAGATTTCCAAGATGCACTATTGAATAACATTGTGTTACGAGGTGTAAATAAAATAAAGAACGTATTACCTAGAAAACTGCAAAATGTTGTATCATTAAATGATGGGAAATATTCTAAGAAGGAAACCTGGATTTTGGATACAGTGGGAACAAATATGTTGGATGCACTTGCATTGGATTTCATTGATACGCGAAAAACACTCAGTAATGATATCAGAGAAGTATTTAATGTATTGGGCATTGAAGCTGCTCGTCAAATGTTGTATAATGAAATCATGGAAGTCATGGAATTTGCAGATGCCAATGTCAACTATCATCATTTGAATTTACTGTGCGATAGAATGTGTATGACACAAGATTTAACACCTATATTCAGGTCCGGTATATTGAATGATGATATTGGACCTATCGCCAAAGCCACATTTGAGGTTCACACAGAAGTATTATTGAACGCGTCGAGACATGCACAATTCGACCATATGCGCGGCGTTTCATCAAGTGTATTATGTGGTCAATATGGTAATTACGGAACGGGTGCATTCAATGTAATCTTGGATATGGAACAAATGAAAACACTGGAAGATATGAAACACGAAGAAGAAGATGATATTGAGAAAATGTTCGAATTGGAAAATGAGACCAATGGTCAATGTAGTAAAAACGATATTGAAATCAAAAACAATATATTTAACATCAAATCTAATGAAAATGCTATTTGTGACGATGAATATGATATTGGATTTTAATGAACGAAAAAATATATAATTTAATAAATATTATAAAATTATATAATATATGTCAAACATATTATATTTAGATGTGAGAAATCACGACGAAATTGATAGTGTAAAATTGCAAACAACCAGTGCTATTTTTTATATGCCTTCGAATATCATAAAAAATAATATGGAATTTCTGAATACTTTATTTGAAAAATATGATAAAGTATACATTATTTGTAGATCAGGTTCTCGCAGTAAAACAGTCAAAGACAAATACTTTAGTAATAATAAAAAAGTTGAAGTAAATGATATACATTTTGAATCGTTAAATGAATCCCAAGTAATCGCTTCGAAAAATTGGCATTTATCATTGACTCGAAAAATACAAATCATATGTGGAACTATATTAATCGTTATTTTTTGTTTATTATATATAAATTTTAATTTCAAATATTTATTATTATTAATGGGTATGTTTATGTTGTACGTTGGTGTATCTGGTAACTGTTTTATGTCATCTTTTTTAACAAAGGGTGATATATAAATCAAAAATTATTAAAAATTTGTTTTATTTGAATATACTTTACGTGTTTTTTTATCCACCATAGCCTTATCATAATTAATATTATGTATATAATCATTTGTTCGGAACAGTTCTAATTCATTGAAGTATTCGGCTTTTATAAATGAGTCTAATAATAACACTTCATCGGGGTTCACCTTATAGTCATAGCTAGACATATTCAAATATTTATTGGGTTCTAATATAAAAGAACGAATTCTGTATATTCGAACCATTTCGTCAGCTAATTTGGTGTGATATAATATATAATTCAATAAATTTGGTTGTAATAAATTTTTGCGCGGTATTTTCAAAACACATTGTTCCTTGCGTTTTATGCATGAGTCGTTTTCACATTTATTGTAACAAGTACCAATATCTTTTATTTTATCTGTATTCACATATCCAAAAACAATATAGTCACTTGAAATTTCTCTGAAAATGTCGTAAAGACTCTTGACTTTTTGTTCATATTTCATATCACTTCTTATAATTTTCTCTATTTCTTTTTTTTGTTTCCTATTCGTGAAATTATTCAATAAAATTCGCATTGTTGTTCGGAATGCCGAATAATAATCATTTTCAAATTCAATATGTTTCACTAATTGTTCTTGATTTTTGTTTCTGTGTTTTACGATATTTATATCCATATCCGCTATAATTTCATCATTTGAATCAAAATCTAATTCCAAATCATCTAATGACTCCTTATTCAATATAGGTTGACTGATTTTGATAAATAAATTGGAATTCGTTTTGAACCCTATTACAAAATTATCTTTCAATACCTTTTTCACAGGAGCACAAGTAATTTTATTTTCTGTTTGTTCTTGGATATATTGTAAACACTTTTTAGTGTCTTCGTAAGTTGTCCATATACTTTCATTTACTAGGCGCACGTCGTCAATATTGACATCTACAAAAGAAGATGGATAACAAGGTATAAAGCAATTTATTTTCTTATTCGAAATAGTAACCATAACCAAAGCACCGATAATTTTTGCTTGAAAATTCATAATAAGAGAATTGATTTTTATTTTATGTTGCTGTAATGTTTTTGCCATAAATTCAATATTAACAGGCATTTCAAATCCAGTATTCTTGCTTTTCTTTGGAGTGCAATATGTATCTATCTTTAATTTAACTTTTTCAAGTGTATCTTTCATGAACTTATCCCCATA